TATAAGTTATTACTAGAAGGATAAGCCAAATGGCCCCTGATTTACAGAAATATTATGAAGAAACCTTTAGTACCATGAGTACTGAGGGTTGGAAGTACCTCATAGAGGACTTTGAAGAGATTAAAGCTAGTTTAAACAATCTTTCTACTGTCGACGATACACAAACACTCTTTTATCGTAAAGGACAGCTAGATATTATTGAATTAGTTTTAGGGCGTAAAGCTGTGTGTGAGAAGGTATTTGAGGATTTACAGGATGAGTAAACGTCTGTATGACTTCCAATGCCCTAACGATCACATAACTGAATCGCTGGTTGATAGCGATCATACCACTGCTAAATGTAAGGTATGTAGTAAGGACGCTATCAGGGTTGTATCCTCCCCAAGGATAAAGCTGGATGGTTGCTCAGGCGATTTCCCTTCAGCTTCCGATAGGTGGGTGCAAGTACGAGCTGAAAAGCTCAAGCAGGAAAAGAAGCAGAACGCATCCCATGTGGGTGACTAACTCTGAATTCATTTATAACACTCCTAAAACCCGTATAGGGCAGGACGAAAGGTAGGTATGGCTCTCATTGACCAAGAAGAATTGGGACAAAGCGAATTTGATGCAGTAGATGAACAACAGGCGGCTCGTGCAGCACCTGTAGAACCACAGCAAGTCTCTAATGTTCCCGACAAGTATCGGGGTAAAAGCTTAGAAGACATCGTGACCATGCACCAAGAGGCTGAAAAGCTAATTGGAAGGCAAGCTCAAGAAGTTGGGGAAGTTCGTAGACTAGCAGATGAGCTTTTGAAACAGCAACTCTCCTCGAAACCAGTACAGCCACCAGTAGTAGAGAATGAGGTAGACTTCTTTGAAGATCCTCAGTCAGCGATTCGTAAAGCAGTTACAAATCATCCCGATGTATTAGCCGCTAAGCAAGCCTCACAGCAACTTAGGCAGATTCAGACACAAGCAATGCTCAACAAGAAGCATCCTGACTTTGCAGATGTAGTACGTGATGGTGAGTTTATTGAATGGGTTAAAGCCTCTCCCATGAGACTTAACATCTATGCAATGGCTGATGCTAACTATGATTTTGCAGCAGCAGATGAATTACTCACGACATTTAAACAGATCCGCACATCTAAGACACAACAAACCACTGATGCCGGAAATGCTGTACGCAAGCAAAACTTGTCAGCAGCATCTGTAGATGTTGGAGGGACTGGAGAATCATCTAAGAAAGTATATCGTCGTGCCGACCTTATCCGGCTACGTATGACAGATCCCAACCGCTATGAAGCACTTGAACCTGAAATTCGAGCTGCTTATGCTGAGGGAAGGGTTAGATAATTTAAATTAATAATATTCTTTAGGAGAATTAAAAATGGCTTTAGGTACAGCTCACGTAACGGTTTCGACCGCTAATACATTCATCCCCGAAATCTGGAGTGATGAAATCGTTGCAACATACAAGAAGAACTTGGTGTTGGCAAACTTGGTTAAGAAAATGTCCTTCAAGGGTAAGAAAGGCGATACAGTTCGCATTCCTTCACCTACACGTGGCGATGCTTCAGTTAAAGCAGCTTCAACTCAGGTAACACTGATTGCAGCTACTGAGGGTGATGTTGTTGTTACAATCGACAAGCACTATGAGTACAGCCGCTTGATCGAGGATATTGTCGAAGCTCAAGCTTTGTCTTCACTGCGTACCTTCTACACTGAAGATGCAGGTTATGCTTTGGCTCGTCAAGTTGACACATCATTGATCCAGTTGGGTCGTGGTGTTCAAGGCGGTGGCGGTACAGCTGCTTACTCAGGTGCTTTCTCAGGTGCTGATGGTACAACAGCTTATGTTGCTGGTTCTAACACAGGCTTGGGTGCTATCACTGATGCAGCGATTCGTCGTAGCATTCAGCGTTTGGATGACAATGACGTTCCTATGGACGGTCGTTTTCTTGCCATCCCACCTTCAACACGTAACACTTTGATGGGCTTGGCTCGTTATACTGAACAAGCCTTTGTTGGTGAAGTTGGTAATAACAACACCATCCGTAACGGTGAAATCGGTAACTTGTACGGTGTTCCTGTGTTTGTTACTTCTAACGCTGATACAACATCTGGTTCTACCGCTTGCCGTATTGCTTTGTTGGCTCATAAAGACTTCGCAGTCTTTGTTGAGCAAATGGGTGTACGTTCACAGACTCAGTACAAACAAGAGTACCTCGGTACATTGTTCACAGCTGATACACTGTATGGTATTAAAGAACTGCGTGACGGTTCAGCAGTTGCTTTGGCTGTTCCAGCCTAAGTAGCATAAGGGTTCCCTCTTAAGTGAGGGAGCCTTTTTAATGTGCTTCATAAAGCATATCAGAAAGGTAACATATTATGAAATTTAAATGTAAAGCAACTGATCTTGTATACAGGTTTGAACATCAAGTTGATATTGTATCTATGAAAGAGCATCCTGACTACGAGGAAGTACCTGAATCTGAGCCTGTGGTAACACCTAAAGCAACTAAGAAAACAATAGTAAAGCAAGATGAAGACACTATCAACGGGATATAATCTAACAGCTAATACCCTGACTACTGTCTATACAGTACCTACAGGTTATTACGCTAAGTGTATCCTATTGCATACTGCTAATACATCCCCTAGTAAACACATAAGTTTTAGTTGGTATAGAGCTTCTACAGCTACTACGATTGCTGTGGTATCTGAACAAGTACTAGCAGCTAGAACAACACTGGACTTGCTAACTAATAGTCAATGTTTTGTAATGGAAGAAGGTGACTACATTACATCTATTACAGAAGCAGGTGCAACAATGTCAATCGTAGCTACGTTTGAGTTATACAGAAAAGGCGAGTAATAATCATGGCAACAACTCCTCAAGCACTGACACCTGCACAGGTTGCTCAAATTGTAGCTGCAGGTCGTGGTAATACAGTCAACATTGGTGGTACTTTGTATGGTGCTGACTATGCTGATACTGGTTCTGGTGAGACTTTCCAAGAAGGTGCATTACGTAATATCTATGGCTCTTCAGGTCAAGTAGGAGCTGGTCTTCCTTACTATCAATATGATCCTACAGGTGCATATATTGGTACAGGAAGTCAGCAGAAAGTAGGTTCATTCTTTGGTGGCCTTGGAGAAATGTTTTCAGATCCAGTGTTTCTAGCAGCTTTAGGTGGTGCTGGTTATGCAGGTTTACTTGGTGGTGGCGGTATAGGTGCTGCAGGGGTTGTAGGTAGTGACTTGGCTGGATTAAGCGGTATTCCAGCAGGTGCAGGTGCTTTAACAGCTGCTGAAGCTGCAGCTTTGTATGGCACTACAGCAGCAGAAGCAGGAACAGCAGGTCTTACAGCTGCACAGATTGCTAACTTGGCTAAGGCTGGCATTAGTTTAGCAGGTCTTACAGCAGGTGCTAATGCTATATCAAACATTGGTGGAACTAAGACAACTACACCAACTACTCCAGTAACATACTCAGGTGGTGGTGCAGGTGGTTACTCTCCTGACTACTTTAGTCAAGTACAAAGCAACTACAATAACTTGATGCCTAACGTACCTCGTGACGTTGCAAGTCCATTGCAGAACTGGTACTCAACTGAGTTTAATCCCGGAGCTTCTGTAACTGGTAGCTTGTTTGGTGACATGACTGGTGGCACTACTGCAGGTGGAATGACTCCTGTAGGTGGTGTTAAACCTATAACTGCTCCAGTTGTTAAACCTGTTACTACGGTAATACCAACTACTACTACTACGGTTGTCGGTGGTACTGGTGTTGATACTTTAAAAGGTGGTGCTGGTAACGACACACTTACAGGCGGTGGTGGTAATGACACAGTTGTTAATTCCGGTTCAGCTGGTTATCAGTATGCTACGACACAACTAGGTTTAACACCTGCACAGTATCTAAACAACATCAATCAATGGATTTTAGATAATCCTAGAGCTTCTAGAGATCAGATTGATGCTGCAATGGCTCAAGCTGGTGTTAGTCAAGCTGACTTACAAGAGGCTTTACGTACCACAACATTCTCAGATGCTACTAAGTATGCCCTGACACATGGTGGTAGCCTTGGTGATTTAAACAATATTATTACTAACTATATTGCAGCTAATCCTACAGCTACTAATGCTCAGATTCAAGCACAACAAACTCAGTATGGCATTTCAGACCAAGACATAGAACGAGCTATGACAGCTCTGAACTCTTCACCAGCTAAAGAGTATGCTGTTATCAATGACATGGGGCTGAATCAATACTATCAGAACATTGCAAACCAAGCTAAATCAGGTATTTCAGCAGCTGACGCTGTAGCGCAGATGAGACAATATGGTGTAAGCCCCGGAGATGTTACAAAAGCTTATGGCTTATTTGCT